GATAACACAGAAAGCCGCACTAAAACTCGCTCGTTTGAAACTTTTGGAGAAGGAAGACCGCTTTCAATTCCTATTCAGGTGGGTGGATTTAGTGCACCGACTGTCGATGATCCTAGCAAAGCCCCATCTGGTCCTGCGCCAAGTGCTGCCACTACTGAAGCAGATAGAAATCGATTTACCAGTGTATTAAATAGTATTGACTGGAATAACATTGGCCGGAACCTCAAAAGCTACCTTCCGGGGCCAGTTGAAGCGGGTCTAGCTGCTGCTACCGCATATACTGTTATGTCCGCCGATAACAGAGCCGAAGCGATGACGGATGTTGCAGCAGATGTAGCCATCGAAACGGCAGGTACCGCTGCTAGAATTGCAAACTTGCCTCTTGCGACTGTTCAGATGGCACTACAATCAAGTGAGGCTGGACCTGCAGGGGTTGCGGACGTAGTTCCAGAGGAAGAGGCTCAACGTATGGAAAAAATGGTTGGGCAAGAGAAAAAAAGAATTGACTGGATACCTGCCCTTGAAGTTGAAGAAGAAAAGGGCATGTCCTTTTTTGATATGGAACGTATCGTGACAGAAGATACAGCCATGGATGAACAAAACAGAGTGGCAGAAATAATGATGGAAGATACTGCCTATATGAACAGGGATGAAGCCCCTGCTAACGAAAGCTTCATGTCTCAGTAATCCCTTTAATCGGAGGAAAAAATGCCAAATAACAACTACAATTACGGTGGTGATTACATCATGTCATCGGACAAGACATCCGTAGATGACGCGATGGGATCAACAACACTGTACCGTGAAGGTTTGGAATTTGACACTCGTGCCAAAACAGCAGTTTTGACAGAGAACATGCCAAAGAAACAAACCAAAACAACAGTTGACGCATCAGTTATGAGCATGGCTGAAGAACGCGACTACTAAGAAAGTAGCATCCCCCATGGAAGATAGGTTTTTAGAACCTGCCAGTGATGAGCAGATTGACGTAGCATCTCCCGAAGATCAGATGCCTTACCTTGCCGAACACGTTCGCAAGAAGTTTGAGGATTCTGAAAACGGTAGATATGCGTACGAGCAGCGATGGTTACAGGCGTACAAGAATTTTCGTGGTATCTACGATTCAACAACTCAATATCGTGACAGTGAGCGGTCAAAGGTATTTATTAAAATTACCAAAACAAAAGTGCTTGCTGCGTACGGGCAGATTGTTGACATTCTTTTTGCCAATAAAAAATTTCCTATTGTTGTAGAGTCAACTCCTGTACCAGAGGGTGTAGCTGAGTTTGCCCATCTTAAAACTCCGCTGGACGATATTCTTGGGCAGCAGCAGCCTACAGATCCATACGGATTTGAGGGCGACGGCAGAACGCTAGCCCCCGGAGCTATGCAAGCGGAAGAACCAAAGCACTATCTTGGTGCGTACAAATCTTCTATGGAAAATGCCCCTGTAGTAGAGGGTAGGGCTTTGGCCGGAGAGCCGCAAATCTCTCCTGCACAGAAGTCTGCTCTTGAGTGTGAAAAAGTCATTCACGATCAACTTATCGACACTAACGCTGTTACAGTAATTCGTAAAAGTATTTTTGAAGCCGCGCTTCTTGGTACGGGCATTATAAAAGGCCCAATGAATATGTACAAGCGTATTCATAAGTGGGAAGCAGGGGAAAACGGTGAGCGAGAATACAGTCCGTACGAAAAGATTGTTCCTCGTATCGAGCACGTGTCTGCTTGGGACTTTTACCCTGATCCAGCCGCAACAGACATCGAAGACTGTGAATATGTAATTCAACGCCACCGCATGAATCGCCAGCAGCTTCGTGGTCTTTTGTTGATGCCGCATTTTCGTTCAGAAGCTATTGAAGCTACGATTAGCAGCGGACCAAACTACCAAGATAAATACTTTGAAGATACTATTCGGGAAGACGAAACAGAAGCGTACTACAACGAAACACGCTTTGAAGTTCTTGAGTACTGGGGCGTAATTGATGCAAAAATGGCTGAATCAGTCGGGATGGACACGGATAGTATTCCAGACGAATTCTCTCAAATGCAGGTGAACGTCTGGGTGTGTGGCGACAACGTACTTCGCTGTGTCATAAACCCGTTTACACCTAGCCGTATTCCTTTCTTTGCAATGCCGTACGAAATTAACCCGTATCAGATATGGGGTGTCGGTGTTGCTGAAAACATGGAAGATGCTCAAATGCTGATGAACGGACACGTTCGTATGGCAATTGATAACCTTGCTTTGGCCGGTAATTTGGTATTCGACGTTGACGAAGCCAGTTTGGTCCCCGGACAAAACATGGATATATTCCCCGGAAAAATCTTTCGTAGGCAGTCTGGTGTGACTGGTACAGCTATCAACGGCCTTAAATTCCCAAACACTGCCGGTGAAAACATACAAATGTACCAAATTTCTCGCCAACTTGCAGACGAAGAGACAGGTCTACCGTCAATCATGCACGGACAGACTGGCGTAAGTGGGACAGGGCGCACTGCAGCAGGATTGTCTATGCTGATGGGTGGTGCAAGCCTCTCCATGAAAACTGTAGTAAAGAACATTGACGATCACCTATTAAAACCTCTTGGTGAAGCGTACTATCAGTGGAACATGCAGTTTAACGAGGACATGGACCACATTACAGGTGATTTAGAGATTAAACCTCGTGGTGTCGCTGCAGTCATGCAAAAAGAAGTACGAAGCCAGCGTCTTATTGGCCTACTTCAGACTGTAGCAAATCCAATGCTTGCTCCGTTTATTAAAATTCCTAATTTGATGCGGGAGCTAGCAATTTCTCAAGATATTGATCCAGATAGCTTGGTGAACGATGTAAACGAAGCACAGATATACGCCCAAATGCTACAAGGAATGATGCAAAATGCTCAACAAGGACCAAGCGAGAATGGTAGCCCCACTGGTGAACAACCAGAAGGCATGGGACGGTCTCCAGACATATCTGGTCAGCCTCAAAGAGTTGACGATCAAAGCCCTGACGGTGGCACAGTCGGAGTCGGAACTGCGCCAGTTGCAGGGGAAGCTGGCTTTACTGGAAACACTTCTTAAACTCAAAGACAACCACACAGCAGTAGTAAAGGTAGAATAAGTTATGGCAATAAACTGGTTTGCAGGTGCGACAGACAGCCCGTGGGTCAATTGGTATATGCCTCGTCCTGTCCGCACTGTAGAAGAAGCAGAACAAGACGTTCCTGCGTCAGACATTATTCCGGTAGAACCAGTTTATTACTACCCTCCCGTAAAACAGGGCGGCGAACGAGAAGATCCTGCCTTTGATCCTAATGCGAGTCCTGTTGCTGCCACAAGAGCAGTAGACTTAGATCAACTTGGATATATTAACGTCGCAGACATACAGTTCAGTGGCTATAACGATTTTCTAAATACAAAGGGCATTCCTGATCGCTCTGGAGTATTTAGTAAAAATGGATTTAGTATGGAAGGAACTGATGTAAGTAAGCTTGGGCCAGAATTTAGTACGCCAAAACGAGGTGAAAAAGTCGGAAGTTTAGCTCTTGCTCTTACTGGAAATCCATTTGTAGGTTTAGCAGGTTCTTTGCTTGGCTCTAATGTGCGTACAATTACGGACCCTACTGGACAGTTTCCTCGTGCTATCCAAGAGTCGGGTTTTGGCAATGTTATGGCAACTATGTCGATTGCACAAGAGTATGATGGACTGGGTAAAATTCGTGATGCTTGGAATAAAAATCCAAATGGTACTCCTGTACAAAATGGACTGGCATTTAGTCTTGGTAACAATATTATATGGCGGGAGCCAGATAGTGACATCTACAGGGGACTAGAGGGAACAGGAATCAACCAAAAAACAGCCAAAGGATTGGGTGATTTAATTCTAGGTAGAGAGGTAGGAAAAGGCGTAGTTGATACAATGGTCAACGACGGAATTATTATGGACGGGTACAATATAGACAAATTGTATAATGATTCAGGCGTTTCTCCAATCATTTCTACAAAAAATGGTGGGTATCTTTTGGATGGTTCTTTTAATTTTAAAGGAAGAAAATCACCTTCAGGTAGATATGAAGATTTACAAGGTATGGCCGACACTGTGTTTAACGGCAACATGGATGTAGCTACAGACTGGATGAATTCTGCCAGAAGCACCAAGTTCGAAAGTGTAACAGAACAACTAGCTAATTTGCAATATTTTATGGATTTGTCTAGGGGGTTTAGCACAAAGGTAGCCACGTTGAACAGACAAACTGTTTTAAATGGCGCAACTGCCCCTACTGCCACCAAAACACAGAGCGTAACTGCTGCAAATTCTTCTGCCAAACAAAAGGCTGAACGGGACGAAACTGAAAAGAACATAGCCAAAACTGGGGCGATAGGATCTGCGGTAAGAGTAGGACAAGTTATCAACCCGTTTGAGCTGCAGGGTCATCGGGGCGGTGGCGGAGGATCTCGACTCGAAAGTGGAAAAGGACAGACTTTCTCCGAAAAATCTTCCTCCGGACGCGGGTATAAAATCGGCGCAGAAGGCGGCGCAGTAGATGAACTACCCCGCAAATATGCCGAAGGAGATTTAATTGTAGGTGATCAGTCTACGTCTGCAGGGGATCCAATTATTTCGTCACAAGAACTTGCAAGCGGGCCAGAAAGATCAGGATTTATTGAGCGACCACCGTCACAAGTATCTGATCAAGAGTCAGTTGCGGACGATAAGCCAACGAACGCTGATACGGGCGGATTTATAATTAACGAGGCTGCAGTCTCTGAAGCAGGAGAGATGGACATTGCAAAGATGATCTCAAAGGCTGAAAACTACGCCAGACAGAACGGCATCGAGCCTGATCCAAACCAGCCCACAGAAGAAATTTTAACATCTGCAGGAGAGGTTTACATTGAACCGCACCTTCGCTCTATCATAGGCGAAGATGTTCTCCGCAAGATAAACAATCGGGGTAAACCAAAGACCCGTAAAAAGATCCAACAAGCAAAACAGCAAGGTTTTGTAGAACGGGTCTAAAGAATTCGTCAGCTACCCGCAAGTTCGCGGCCCTGACACAACCGGAGCGGCTACCCACAGCCAAGTGGCCCCGCAAGTGAGGTAAAATAAATGGCAAAACGTGTAAAAGGCCATAGAGCCAACAAACCAAATGATTCCTTTGGAACAGTCAATAGTGGCACGTTGTACAAAGGCAAATATCGTGAAGAAGTCTACACAGACGACGAAGACGATGAAGAAGAAGGCGAAACAGTAGAAGCACAAGATGCGGACCCCGAAGAATCGGCTACTTCGCAAGAAGCTAATGATAGCTTTGCAGCAGATACAAAAGCCTCTGAGCCTGACTACAAAAAACGCTATGACGACCTAAAGCGTCACTATGACGAGAAGCTTTCTGAATGGAGATCTGAAAAAGAAGAACTTCTTTCTAAGATGTTATCCAGTCAGCATATTGAACCGGAAGATGTACAAGACCTCGACCGATTCAAAGCACAGCATCCCGACGTATACAACGCTATACACAAGATTTCTGCCTCTCAATCTGAAGCACGAGTCAGAAACCTTGAAGGTGAATTGGAGGAAATCAAGCAACGCGAAAAGGCACTGGAAAAACAGAAAGCCTATGAAGAGTTGCTTCGTTTGCAGCCCGATTTTGAATCTATCAAATCTTCTGATAAATTTATTTCGTGGCTAGAGAGCCAGCCAACGTCTATTTCAGACGGGGTGTACAACAACGCAACTGACGCCAAGTGGGCAAGTCGTGTTGTGGATCTCTACAAGGCAGACACTGGTTTGTCAAAAACTCCAAAGAATAAAGTTTCTAAAAACTCTGACGCTGCTATGTCAGTCACTAGAGGTTCCGCTAAAGAAGTAGGCACCAATAGGG